TTTTTCTGACGTTCTAGTTCTTGCATACTTGTCCTCAAATGAGCTAACGTCAATTGCTGATCCTGCATATGAAGATTTGAGTCTAAAAACTGTAACCTGATCCAGTACCTCTGATGTACCTGTTACTTCTGATCCGTCCTTAAAGATGTGGTTGCCAAATCGATGGATTTGGTTTTGTAGAATAGTTTGCTGCTGAGTCAATTCCCTAGCTTGTACAGCAAATCCTGGACGATACAAGATACGATGAAAGTTTTTAGTTTCATCGTAATCGTCGTAATATGGATCTACGTTAAAGTTTGTAGTTAGGTTATTGTTAGCAGTTGCCATATCTGTTTCTCTTTATCAGAACTTAACTGTAATAGTAAAGTTTTCTGTTTGATCTGCGTCTCTTTCTATTGGTGCTTGAGTTACTTTGTACAACATCCTACCACTAAACGAAACTAAGTCTGGTTGTTGGACACTTTGTAATACTGCAGTTACTCCTGATGTATTTGCTGTCAAATTTTCTGAAGCTGAGAAGGAACCTGAAGGATACGTTAAATGAATAACTCCAGCCGTACCAGCTAGATTAGTATTTGCAAAATAAATTACTCTTCCTTTCGCACCGGATGTATCACCACTAACAAACTCATCTTGAGTAAGCGTGCCACTCAAAGAAGTAACGGTTAGTCTTAATGACTGAGTATATCTAGCATCACTTGCTACACCACCAGTTGATCTTACTGTTGGATCTTTTAGCAGACCATAAATTCTAAACTGGTTGTTAGCAGCAAAGAATCCAGACTCACTTCCGTCTACTTCAACGTTTAGAGTTACATTACGAGCAAACAATTCGTTTTCTGGATCCGATCCATGGCCACCTACATCAGGTAGATACGCTACAGCAGTCGCACCAGATCCGTATGATGGGTTAGCTGTAATTAATATTCGTGTTCTGGAGTAGCTTGTACCATCGTTTACTGACGTAATTCTTGTTATAGCACCGTTCTGTACGTTAGCGTACGCTTGAGCTCCGTTTCCATCTCCTACTATATTTATCCGTGGTCCAATATGATATGTACTAGAAGTATTGGGAGATACTGAAAAAGCTGAGTTTACTGTCAATAGTTTTGTTGTTGCATTGTAACCAGAAATAATTCTTAGCTGGCCAGCACCTAGTCCACTTGAAATGAAGATTGTAGAACCGTTATATACACTGTCCGTACCAGCACCTGTATTTGCAATGGTAAGCTGAGTAGTACTGGTTACACCAGCGACCGTACCCTTGTTCTCTAAGTAGCCACTACCACCAGACGTTACTTCATAGATTGGTACGGAACCGTTTGCAGCTGCTTGTTGAACTGCCCACTGTGCACTACCATCGTTAGAAGTAAGCGTTTTAACTGGAATATGGTTGACACCACCAAACCTATTCATATCAGCTTGACTGATGTCATACATAAATTTCCATTTATAACCATCGCTAGTAGTAATGACGGAAGTAGATTGGCCAGTTGGTATAACAGTGCTTGGAGCACTGTTAGCGTTGAACAAGCACTTGTACACTTCGTTATTGCTAGTAATTACATAAAAGCTACTAGTGGCAAGGTTTTCATTGGTATCGTCATACTCAGTATATACCGTATTAGTTGCCCACAAGTATTTGGTAACTGACATTGTTACATTGTTGTTGGAAACCTTCTTAGCGGCTGTCATTCCCCTCCACACGTCTCTATCTGAGAACACCGTGTCTTCTAAAGAGGGGGGACTAGATTCCGATGACCACGGATCGATCCTAGAATAGAACAAGTACATTTGAGTAGGATCTGATTCATCAAACCCTTCTTTAAATTGCTTAGCAACATGCACGTTGAATTTTTTGCTAGTAGTAATAGCCATGGTTAAATGTTACCATCGTAGGTGTATCTGAAGATGCCGTTGGACATAGCGCCACCAACAAATTCAGTATTGATTGTGAACGTAGTATTGCTGAATACAGTATTAACTATATAGCTCGTGTTGCCAGATGTACCTGGTATCCTATCTTCAATTTCGATCTGTGTTCCACCCTTAACGATGGTAGAGAATGCTACACCACCATCACCCTGAACAACAAACGGTGTGCCAAGAACAACTGGGTCATCCAAGTAATCGCTAATTGGGCTTCCGAGATATGTTGTAATAGTGTTGTTATTAGATACGTATATGAATCCGTTAGCCTCTAAGTAAACATCCTTCTCTGGTCCATTCACCACTATTGTAGAAGCAATAGATGATGGTAACATATTTCTACTAAGCAGCCCATCTATCGAAACATTTGCTGTTGGAGCAATAGAAGTTAATGGGATAGAAGCGCTTAGTACTGCATCTGTTGATAGTGCTACTGTAGAGGTAATTGATACAGGGTTGATAAGGAACTGCACTTCTTGTGTTGGTACTACAATAGTGCTTGTCAGCGACTCAACAGGCAGAGTACGATCAATACCTGTTATCGTACCAAACGTCAACGTAGATTCAATACTAGTTACACCTTGCTTACCACCAATCAAGTCAGTAGACACTAACGACTCAACGCTAAGACCGGTAAGGTCAGCTTCTGTTGCAAGATCGATCTGACCAAAAAGTTTAGTACCAGCAGGGTGAATTACATCTCTTACAATATTTCTGTATGTCTTTAGAGCTTGCTGTGATTTAATTACGTAACTAAATTCTTGGTAATAATAGTTGTCCTGTAATCTTTGATCCCAGCTCAAGAAACCTTTAGTGCCAGTATAACTACCTGCCTGTGTTATGACGCCAGATACAACAGGGTCACCTATACCATTGTTAGCAGTACGAGAAAGATTCCTAATGTTTACTGGGAAGGTAGAGTTGTAAAGAGAACCACCGTTGTCTACAGACACAGTAGTAATAGAACCAGGTTGAAACGAAGGAGTAATTACAGCATTACGTCCTTTGAACCCACCACTACCATCAGAAATGTCTAGTGGCGATATAGTGCTATCGATAGCCGATACGGTTGGCAGATCTACAATATAGTTACCAAACACTACATCTATACCACTTATAGCTCCTGTTACTACATCTTCCCTACCAAGAGCAGTACTCAAGCTAGTAGATGAGTTAGACGATGCGAGGTTTGAGCTAATGACACCAGAGTTAGAACTATAAGTTGGTCCAAAACCAATTGGAGTATCAGAAAGTCCTTGGATGCTGTCAGTGTATACTTCAATGGTTTCTGTGTTAGAGATAGAGGTTACAGTTACTTCACCGGTAATACCACCTCTTGGATTACCACCTGTTATTGTAACTGTAGTGTTACCAACGCTATATCCACTACCACCATCCGTAACAGTAAAGGTAACAGACTGATCGGTAGTAGCTACTACTGTACCATTAGCACCGGTGCCTCTATCACTAATAAACGATACGCTATCACCAACCTGGTGACCGGTACCACCTGTAGTTCCTTGAGTACCTATCAGTACATCTACTAAAGGACCAACGCTGTTAACTACCTGACCACTAACACCAGTAGTAGTTTCTACAATCTCTAAATCTTCGAATACACCGGTAACGTCTTTTAGTCTAAGCTGCTTTACTTCAATACCACTTTCAAATACAGTAAGAACGCTTATCACAGTACCTTTAGCACCAGACGAGCGACCGGTTACTTGTAAACCTACAATCCCTTCTAAGTTACCTACAGTAGGAGCACCTAAACGTATAAGAGTTTGTTCAGTCCATCTACCATCAGACGCTCGCAATATGTTTTCGCTAGGCTTATAGATCGATACGTTCTGATTATACAGTATTCTAAAAAGAAGGTTATAAGCAGCAGTCGACCCTTTTGCGCGATACAAATCTTTTATTCGTTTTGCGACTAGTCTTTTATCAGCGAGTACATTACTAGGAAAGTCAGCAAGCACCTCTCTCTTAAAGTATTCATAGAACTTGTCTAAGTCCGTTGTATCAATATCACGGTTAGTTAAATGATTCTTACTAGCATCTGTAACCTGGCCAGTAGTCTCCATCCACTCATAATACGCTTTTAGGAACGCAACGAGATTAGGACCCTCTTCTAACAGATATCCGGGTACCTGACTTTCTATTAATGTCGATATTTTATTATCGGTAGCCATTTAGTACGTCGATGATACTGATACTACACCGGTCTCTGTAGATACGGTGGATTGACTGGTTGATGACAGTGATCTAGAAAGTGCTTCACTCTCATCCGTGTTATTATTAATAATAGTAACATACGAATCAGCAAGCTGACATATCTGATTTCTCACTGACTTAACAAACTGCTCATGAGGCGTTGCATTGATCTTAATACCATCTCCAGCAAATGCAGAGATAAGCAGTGCACTAGTTTTAATAGTACCAATTAAATAATCTACCGTGCCTACGTTACTATCAACATATACCCTAGCACCCTGCACCAATCTGTAAATTCGCAGCTTTCCTTTTCCATCATCATCAAAGTAACAAGTAAATCCCTGATAGGTAAATGAACTACTACTGATAGTATACAGATGGCCGCTATGTGGATTGTTTAACCGGTTATTGAATTTAATGGTATAAGATTGAGTGAGAGAGGTATTAGGAATAAACCTACGCTGCATCTTTACGCTAACTGCTACGTTTATTACGCTATCGTCAATTGCATCAATCTTCTTAATAAATTCTGACAAATAGAAGTTACGGTTAAACACACCAAGTTCATTTGTATTGAAAGAAGACATAACACCGTTTACTTGTGTAAGAAGTGTATCGCCATCTTTACTAGTGACATTAGGATTATAACGCACATCTACTGTAGGTACGATATAAAGGTACTCTGCATCTACGAATACTGGTTCTATAGTAACAACGTTTCTGTTATCCAGTAATTCAACAAGTTCAGCTTTACGCGCATCTGTAAGTAAAGCACTACCTAATGGTTTAGCTGCAATATACACTTTACCATATATGGGGGGACTATTCTGTTCGCCACCCCATACACTAATAGTCTGTAAATCAGGTGCATTGTTTAAAAGGATGTTCTTATAGTCGTTAGCAGTTACAGCACGGTTTTGGGCACTGTAGTTTCTTGGAGCATTAAACTTAATACTGTCTATAGACTGTGGATTTGCACCCCCGGCCGCTCTACTAGTAGTACTAATGGTATACGAACTATTACCAGCAAGTGTAGCAGGACCACTGAATGTTCTAGCACCGTTTAAAGTAGGGCCGTTACATACGTTGTAATTAAGTTTAACAATATTACCATCCGATGGCTTTTTACTTAATACGTTATCACCAAACAGTACTTCGAAGGCGCCGTCATTATTCTCTTGAAGGAAGTATACCGCACTATTTCCATTTACGGTTGTTATGTCGTCTGCAAGGGTATAAACCTGTATAGAGGTGTTAGAGACGCTCTCCTGCACCCTTACTCTAAGGCTAGTGGTATCAGCATTCTCATTATTAAGTAAGTATGAGACAGGCGCTACTGAACTTACGGTATAAGACTCCTGTACAGGATCGCCTTCTCTAATAACCATGCTATTAGTATACGTGCCACTATCGCTTCTTTCGAATGTAGTACTGTTAATAGACTGGAAGACATAAGACACCCCATCTACGGTACTAGTAAATTGAGTGTTAGCAGGAACAATAACGGATAAAGGACTACCAGCTGGATTAACCGTTACTGATAAGGTCGCTTTTGCACCCCTAGCACTATTAGGAGTAAACCCAAGCATCTTAGCACGTGATACTACATTGTTCCTAATAAGCGCTGTATCTAAGAACGATTCATTAGAAGCAAAGTTTGTATAGATCGAATTATAATACGTGTTATAAGCAAGCAGCTGAATAATAGTCTGCATACCGCTACTTTCAAAGTCATAGTCTTGAAACTCACTCTGACTAGAAAGATACGTCTGTAGATTACCTTTGATCGTATCAAAGTTTATATCTGTGACTAGTAATGCGTTATTCGCTGCCATCTTTATTCTCTTCTTGATATATCAGCTGCTGTATGAGGCGCCACTGCTCCTCAATTTCTTTTTCCTGTTCCGTCAATTGTTCCATCTGCAAATCAACATCGCTTTTTTTATCAACGGGAAACTGAATAACATTGTCCTTACTCACCGTACCCTCTCTATTGCTACTTCTAGATCGACTGGGAACCGTTCGTTGAATACCATGAACCTTATTTTAATAATCAGTGCATTGGAATCAGGCTTTACATCTACTACTACCCTATCAACCTTAGCCCTTCTCTCGTAGTTCTTTATAGCGCCTTCTATTTGCCTACGTAACTGATCCTGTAATAAAGGGTCGTCTGTATTCTCAAATAGCATCGCCCTTACATTGCCACCGTATAGAGGCTCATAAGGACGTTCACCAAAGTTTGTTAATATAAGGTTGCGGACAGCTCTCTTAACAGCATCCGCATTCTTAAGCACCGGGAGTTTACCAGTAACTGGATGCGGTGTAAAAGAAACGTTTACATCACTGAAAACGACTTCTTTTAGAATGGGGTTAAGAGCACCGCTAGGCATCAGAGCGTCCAGTTATAGTTATTGTCTATTATTTATCGCTGTTCTTACTTGCTTGTATCTCTTGACGTAATAATTTACACAACTTGCCGATTTCAGACAGCGCCTTACGTGCTCTAGTGCCTGCTGCCTTATTACCCCCTTCAAACTTTTCATACTCCGCCGTAAGAGTAGCAACGTGATTGTCCAACATATCTTTAGTGCTCATTTTGTTCTCCTTATAAGCCAACTATTACATTTGTGATGATACCGCCCGATACGACATACCGTACCTGATTACTGTTACCACCATTTGTTACAATCTCAAAGTTACCACCCGTGCCACCTGATCCAGCATTAGGAATAGTAACGTCTCCTGTAAAAGCTCCTGCAAGTGAAGTCGACATTGTAACATTGCCATCGTCATCTGTAGTAGCTGTACCTGTTACACCACCTGTTAGTTCAAGATCAAGTGACTGTGCCTCGAAAGGTGCTGTAACATAATCGTTTATCTCTGACACCAATGCTGCTTTGTTCTCAGCAGTAGCGCTATCAATTAGTGCATCAATACTGGTTGTGTTAAATTTAGTGGGCTTTCCTGTGATGCCACTTATCTCTCTTTCGACATCAGCAATCTTTGTTAATGCTGCGTTGATCTGTGCTTCACTAGTACCCACTGCTTCTAAACCTGACTCAATCAACGAATCAATAGCCGTGTCTAAAGCACTTGCTGCACACAACCTAACATTCTGCTGCGCCCTAATAGATGCCTGTGTAATGTCATTGATTGCTTGTGCTAGCTGTGCTAACTGTATTGCAAGATCGACCATTGCTAGTATCTGTGGTCCAAGATACATCGATACAAACTTTCTAGCCCATGACAATATCTTTAACGGATTGCCTGGTAGGCTAGTTAAACCAGCAAATGGACTTACATCGCCTACAGCAGTCGTCTTACTCTTTAACTGATCAACTAGTGATTGTATCTCTCGCTTAATAATCTCTTCAATGATCTCACAATCAACTGCTGCTTCCATCGATGCTGCAGCTGCCTTAATTTCTTCTGTAGGAAACAATATGCCAACTTGACTACCAGTAACAAAATCCAACGCACCTGTATCTGGGTTGATTGCAAGATTCGACTCGGCTTC